TTTATAAATTTTTATACTTTATTATTGTTTTTTTGATAAATACTAGGAAAAAAATTTTCGTCAGCATTCAAGATTTTTAATTAAGACTCGTATAACACTATATAACATAAATTTATATGGGAAGAGATAGAGTTAAGGAAGAAAAGGATTTTATTGAACTAACTTCAGTCAATAGTACGCAAAGAGTAAATGAGGTAAAGGCGTTAATTAAAAAATTTATAACTAGGGATACTAAAATAATTGCAGCTAATGAAAGTCAGAAGAAATTAATTCAATCGATAAAAAATAATGAAATCACGATTTGTGCAGGACCCGCAGGTACGGGCAAGACTTATGTCGCACTTGCACTTGCTCTGAGTTTATTAAGAAAAGAAGGGAATAGATTCAAAACAATTTATTTGATTAAGTCAATAAAGACATTGAAAGATGAAGAAGTTGGATTTCTCAAAGGTGAGTTAAAAGATAAAATCGACCCAGCGATGTGGAGTTTTTACATCAACATCGAAAAGATGATTCTTGAAACCACTCTTACTGAATTAATAAATAATAACATTATCAGACCGTTCCCTCTATCTTATATAAGAGGTTCAAGTCTGGATGACTGTATTATTATCGCTGATGAAATGCAGAACGTTACATTCGATAATTCCAGAACACTACTAACGAGAATCGGAAGTAATTGTAAACTACTTGTTCTAGGAGATATTAATCAGATTGATTTGAAAAATAAAAATGAAAGTTCGTTGGTGCAGATGTTGGAAATGTTTGAAGACACAGATAAAATAGGTGTTGTTAAAATGAGTGAAGAAGATACGAACGTCCGAAATCCTTTAATTTCGGTAATTGAATCAAAATATAAGGAATACATCGCAAAAAACGGCAATAACGGCAATGGAAACGGCAATGGTAAAAAACAACAATTAAATGACTGAAGAAGATAAAATATTAGTAATATATGTTGGTGTGGGAAATATTCGTTCTGCGGATATTGAAGAATTCACACAGAGAGTTACAAGAAAAGTAGCACCCACAACATTTAAAGGTGAGATTATCATAATACCAACAACATCACCAGACACAAGAGTTGAATGTATTAATCCAAAATACATTACCGATGAAGAATTAATTCGTGAACACACGGAGTTAATGAAAAAATTAAAAGAAGAGCTTCAAAATCAATTGGAGCAGTTAAATGAAGAAAAAAATGGCTAAATTAAAAATAGGCATAGATGTTAATGAGGTTTTAAGAGCCAGATGGTTGCAATTCGACAGATTCTATGCACAAGAATTTGGTGAGGAAAACCTACCAGAGAAAGAATTACCATATGTATATGATTTCTGGAAAGAATATCAATGGAAAGAAACTGTGGAAGAAGTTAAAGAATTAAAAGAACCAGAAGACACACCAGAAAATATCAATCCATTACATTATCAAACTAATGAAAAAGGTGAAGCCGATGCTGATTATTTATTATTTAAAAAAGCAGAAAAGGTAACATTGACAGCAAGAGAAGTTTATAATCGATTTATGTATGAAGATTATTTATTTGAACTTCATGGCGCAGTACCAAAAATGTATCCACAATTGGATTTAGATGTTAATAATTTCCTGCAAAAATATGAAGATACGGTAGATTTTACAGTATTATCTGTTGAAAATCGATTTACCATCCCACCAACACTCTTTTTCCTAAGTAAAATATCTTGTCGATTCAAAACATACAAATTTGTTGATGACGCACTTGATATGTGGAAGGAAGTTGATATGCTAATCACAACAGACCCAAAAATTTTACAACTTGGTGCACCTTGGGGTAAGAAATTAATCAAATTAAAACGACCATATAATGAAAACATAAAAGCTGGTTCGTTAGAAGTCCTACAAGTCGCTGATTTAATTAGTAATCAGGATTTTGAAAAAATAATTAAATATAAAAGTAAATAAAATGAGCGAAGAATTACAAAAATCAGCCGAACAAGCTGAATTAGAAAAAATTGAGAAAATCAAAAATTCTCTCAATAACCTAACAAATAAAAAATCTAAATTTCTATTTGTTGTACCAGAATCACACAGTCCTGTCGCTAGTGTATATGAAATATATTTTCACGCAACAGTTATAAAAAATCTGGGATATAAAGTAGTCATGATGGTTGAAAAAGGTGATTACGTTGTCCCGAATTGGATTGAAAAAGAACTCACAGATTTCCAACACACTGCAATGGCAGACCCTAAACTTATGGTTAGTCCTGAAGACGTTATGGTAATCCCAGAAGTTTTTACAAACGTAATGGAGCAGACCAAAAACCTACCTTGTGTAAGAGTTGGATTACTGCAATCAATTGATTATAAGATGAATTCATTGATACCGGGTACTGATTGGGCATCTTTTGGAATCAAAGATATCATCACCACGTCACAAACATTGAAAGAACTTGTTGAAACATACTATGGTGTTGGTAAATATAATATTATGGTTTACAATATCGGTATTCCTGAGTATTTCGAGAAATCAAATATTCCACAAAAACCAATAATTTCCGTTGTCGGAAGAAATGCAAACGAGATTTCAAAGTTTGTAAAACTTTTCTTCAGCAAGTACCCACAATATAGTTGGGTAACTTTTGACCCAATGGTAACCAAAAGTAAACCACCACAACCATTGCGTAGAATTGACTTTGCTAAAAGGTTAAAGGAGAATTTTGCTGCTATCTGGATTGATAGGATTGCATCTTTCGGAACGTTCCCATTGGAGTGTATGAAATCAGGTACGATTCCAGTTTGTTTAAAACCAGACATCATGCCAGAGTATATGATTGAAAGAGATGCGGAAGGAAATCCGTTGAAAGCTGTTGATGGTGGTGGTATATGGACTGAGAATTATTATGAACTTCCACTTTTAGTTGGCGAAGTCTTAATTAAGTTCTTAGATGACAGTATTGGAACTGAACTATATGACACTATGGATAAGGTAGTTGCTCCATATACTCAAGAAGCTGCCGAAATCAAACTAGTTGAAATATATAATAGTGTTGTTGCAGAAAGAGTTAAACTATTTGAAAATGCACTTGCGCTACCAGCAGAACCAGTAGTGGAATAAAATAATTTTAAATTAAAAATATATAAAATGAATATATCAGTAATAATTCCCGTTCACGAATACAATGAAGTGATTCAGGGGTACTTAGATAAAGCAATCGAATCTATCGAAAAACAAGAGGGTGAGCAGCCAAAGGTAATTATTGTTGCGCCACAAAACGTATTAAATGAAGTAGTACCTAAAGTTTCTGCCGAAACACATCCAAATGTTTCATTCATTAATAATGAAGGTACAACTGATTATCAATCTCAAGTCAATCTAGCTGTTAAATCAGTAACTACCGATTATTTCTCGGTACTTGAATTTGATGACGAATACAGTGCGACATTTTTTAAACGTGCTACCGAATATGTAAATACATATCCAGAAATCGATGTGTTTCTGACCATGATGATTGAGGTAAATGCTGCAAATGAAGGTATTAAATTAACAAATGAAACCGTCTGGGCACAACAGTTTGTTGGCGAGAACGGGGAAATGGGTTATCTCAATACAAATTCATTGAAGCAATACACTGACTTCAAAATGAGTGGTGCAGTTATTAAGAAATCCGATTTCGAAAATCTTGGTGGATATAAAACACAAATCAAACTGACTTTTATGTACGAATATCTACTTAGGGCACTTAATAATGCATCGAAAATCTTCAGCATTCCAAAAATCGGGTATAAGCACCTTGCCACACGTGAAGACAGTTTATTTGATGGCTATCTGAAAAACATGTCAGTAGAAGAAAGAAAGTTTTGGTTTGAGACAGCGACAAAAGAATCCAATTTTACTAATGACAGACCAATTGATTTATCAAGACTTCAGAAAATAGTAGTAGCATAACTTTATCCGTAATCAACAATAAATGAAGAAGGTAAAGACAGTTGTTACGCAATATTTTGCGGAACGAGAAGAACAAGCCGTTTTAAGTTATATCCTTTCCAATTCGCTGGAAGAAAAGAATACAATTTATAACGAGATATTGATTGAACCGTTTCGTAAAATGATTCAATCAATTTTGAGACGATATCCTATTCATATTGGAAATTATGGTATGGATGAGGTGGAGCAAAATGCGTTAACGCATTTAGTTGACCACATGATTAAATATAAACCCTTTATAATTGAACGTAAAAGTGAGGGTGCTGAAAAGTGGGATAAAATGCCCGAAGATTATAGATTTATTTATATTGAAGATGCTTCCGAAATGCTGGCTGCTTTAATTAATAGCGGTGACGGACGCAAATACAGACTTTTCAAAGCCAAGGCGTTTAGTTATTGTCAGACTATTATTAGAAATTATTATAAAGACCATAGTAAGAAAAGTTATACTGAGAAGAAAATTAATTTGAGTTTCGATGACTATTATGATGAAATCAATGAAAACATCGAATATACTTACGAAATGGAAAATGAAGAACAACACCAACTCGAAAAACTGATTAATGGTGTTATTGATAAAATTGAAGACCGAATTAATAACGATACAACAATAAAAAAGAATGAAGCATTGGTTGGAGATGCAATTGTAAATGTACTGAAGAACTGGCAGGTCTTGTTTATGGAAGATAGTCCAGATGGTAAATATGAGAAACGTGTAACCAACAAATTTGCGAAGA